GTCACTGGTGAAGTGGACACGTTCCTTGGTTTCAAGTTCATCACTCTTGGTGATCGTGACGAAGGTGGCTTGGCAATTGACGGTTCATCTGACCGTACAATCTTTGCCTTCCATCGTGACGCAGTTGGCCTTGGTATTGGCATGGGGCAGCAGTCTCGCGTTGACTACATTCCAGAGAAGACTTCCTTCCTGGTTGCGTCAATGTTCTCTGCCGGTGCGGTAGCGATTGACGATGAAGGTATCGTCAAAATCACTTGCCGTGAATCATAAGGAGGATTAGACAATGGCTTTTGATAAAGCAAATTTCCAGCCAATCGGCGGACAAGCAAAAGCAGGAACAGCTCCACAAATGTTTTCATACGTGGCGCCTACTGCTGATGCGATTGCAGATATTGACGATTCTGGTTACTTCAACGATGTCGCGGACATCTTAAAAGTTGGTGATCGTATCTACGTTTGGGATTCAAGCGTACCTACAGCCAGTGATCTGATTGTCTTGTCAAACACAGGCACAGTTGTTGACACAGGTAATGCAACTGCATTAACTGTAACCAACACTTAATAGATCGGCTCCCCTACGGGGGAGCCTTTTCTTATGAGGTGACGCATGGCATCAGGTGATACCAAACTTTCTATCTGTTCGGACGCCTTGGTTATGCTGGGCGAATCTCCACTGACTTCTTTTTCTGGGACGGATGCTGGGGTTATCTGCGATCGTTTGTACAACGACATCAAGATAATGACGCTAGCAATGTATCCCTGGTCTTTTACGATCAATAAACTTCAGCTCTCAAGAGGCACAGCGCCTGTCAACGAGTACAAGTATGCTTACAACTTGCCGACAAACTTGCAGCGCATCTCAGGGGTGCGAGCTGTATTCAACTCGACGCAAGCTGGGGCGCAACCACTACAAGGTGGTTGGGAGATCCTGGGCAAGACGCTAATCACAGACCAAGAAACAATCGTCATTGATTACCAGCTAGAGCCGGAAGAGTTCGATCTGCCGACTTATTTTGTGCAGCTGCTGAAGTACATGATGACCTGGCATATTGCTGAAACTGTCACAGATCAGATCACTAAGGCTGAATACTGGCGACAGATTGCAGTCGGCACAGTAGCCGAGAATATGCGCGGCGGATACTTCCGGGTTGCAGCTAATATTGACGGCGGCACAAAGCAGAATGAGGTGTTTGCTGATTACGCTTTGATCGGAGTACGCGGATGAGCCGGATTGTTACTGTACAAAGTAACTTCACATCCGGTGAGATCGATCCAAAGATTAACGCCCGGATTGATCTGCAACAGTATTACAATGCGTTAGACACAGCGCAGAACGTCACCATTCAGCCACAGGGTGGTGTGCAACGTCGAGATGGCTCTGAGTTCGTTGCAGAACTTGAATCGCCCGAAGGCGAAACAACTAACCTTCTTGACTTTAACACTGAGATGCAGATTTCAGGGCCGTCTGGAACTCATTTTGCGAATAACACAGGTATTTGGTTTAAGCCTGATGGAACGGAGATGTACACAGTAAGTACGGCAACCTCTGGCGGCGAAAGATTTATTTATCAATTCTCCATGACATCTGCCTGGGACTTCTCAACGCTTTCTCACACAGCAAATTCATCAGTCGGGCTTGGCTTCACTGGTCTTGCTTTTAACAATGACGGAACTCTTATTTTTATGATGGGAGACGCTGGCGGGTCAAATAGAGTTGCAATTCACTCTCTTTCTACTGCGTGGGACATAACTACAATGAGTGGCTTTGGTTATGCCACACCAACGTATGACTCGCACACCGACTTTATGGGTTACGACATTGCCTTTAATGATGATGGCACTAAAGCATTCATAATGCTAAGTGATAACACAAGTGGCAATCTCGGCTCTGGATATATTGAGCCTTCAGATGACGCATATCTTGTGCAATACAATTTATCGTCGCCTTTTAGTTTTGTTTCTGCAACTCAGAGTCATGAGATTAACATCGGAGTGCGCGGAGATCTCAGGTTCTTTTTTAGTTTTGCTGACGGCGGATCAAAATTCTATACCCGCGAACACGTCTATGAGTTAAGCACTGCATATGACTTATCTACTGCCTCGCGCAACGATTCCGCTAGCGCCTTTGAAAACACCATCGAAGATAACCACGCAATTTATGTACGTGATGACGAGTCATATTACTACTACGTTGAAGGTACAACATCTTCTCAAAATGATTTGTTAGCAGTACCGTCTTCCTTCACACCAAACTTTAAAATGATCCCATTTGAGTTTTCTGTTGATGACTCTTATATGTTAGTTCTGTCGCAACAGCGTATGTACATTTTTAAAAACGGAGTGCAAATTACTGATATTAATGGATCTGGTGATGACTATCTTGATATATCTCCTTTATACAATCAGTACGTCGACTCAATTAACTTCACCCAAGCAGCCGACTCACTCATTCTGACGCATCCCGATATGCACCCACAGTTTATTCAGCGCGGCGCGTCAGACTCGACTTGGACTGTCGAAGACTTGGTTTTTGACTTTGTACCCAAGTATGCCTACACCCTGAACATTGATGAGCCAGACTTTACGATCACGCCATCTGATGTTACAGGGAATATCACGTTTACTGCGTCGTCTATCACAACCGATAACGGTACAGCGCAGGCTGGCACATCAACGACTCTGACGCTCAAGAGCGCAACAAGTTATACGTCAGACGACGCGTGTAATGGGTTCTCATTACATCTTACTGGCGGCACAGGATCTGGTCAGCATCGACATATTTCTGACTACGATGCGACCACAAAAGTGGCAACAGTTTACCCAGCCTTTACGACGACGCCTGACAACACGACGCAGTATTCGATCAAGGCATTTGGTGAAGACAGTGTTGATGAATACATTGTCGCCAAGAATGGATTTGGCCGCGCTCGCATTACAGAGTATGTCAGCGATACAGTGGTCAAGGCATTTGTCGAGATCCCATTCTTTGACACAGACGCCATTGCGTCTGGCGACTGGGAGCTAGAGTACGGCTATGAAGATGCTTGGTCAGACGCCCGCGGATGGCCTCGCTCTTGCGTATTCCATGAAGGGCGTTTGTTCTTGGGCGGCTCAAAGTCTCGCCCATCGACGCTCTGGGGCAGCCGGGTTGCCGACTTCTTTAACTTTGATCCCGGCGAGCAGCTTGATGACTCAGCACTTGAGGCGACTCTGGACACAGGTAAGTTCAACGCCATTGTCGATTTGTACTCAGGGCGCAACCTTCAGATCTTTACCACTGGCGGCGAGTTTTACATCCCGCAAACACTCGGTGATCCGATTACCCCATCGACGCTCTCAGTCAAAGAGCAAACATCGAATGGCGTGAAGCCCGGCATCCCAGTGGTCAACATTGATGGATCGACTCTGTTTATTCAGCGACAAGGAAAGACGTTATCTGAGTTCTTATTCAACGACTCGGTGGCTGGTTACGTGTCAACGCGAATCAGTTTGTTGTCTTCACACTTACTCAAAGGGCCATCGTCATTGACGGTGCGCAAGGCGACATCAACCGATGAAGGTGATCGGGTATTGATCGTGAATGACGATGACGGTTCGATTGCCTGTTTCACATTACTTCGCTCAGAACAGATCGTTGCGCCAAGCGAGTGGACAACAGACGGTGACTACGTTGAAGTTGGCGTCGACATTGCTGATGTATATACAGTTGTGAAGCGCACGATAGGTGGCGTTGACAAATACTATGTTGAGCGATTTTTAGAAAGTTTAAATACAGATTGCGCTAAACACGACACAGTCACAGCGTCAACAGCTAGTGTTTCTGGGCTGACATATCTTGAAGGCGAGACGCTAGATGTACTGAGCGATGGCGTTGTTGAGTCAGACAAGATCGTATCTAGCGGGTCCATTACATTTACAACAGCGGCAACTAGCTCATACGAGGTTGGACTACCTTACACCTCGACAGTTAAGACACTCCCGTTTGAGGGGCGCTTGCCATCCGGTCCAACCCGGTCATTCAAAAAGCGCATCCTGTCTATCACAGCTGACCTATACGAAACCCAAGCTCTGACCATCGATGGCGAGGCGGTAACATTTGATGCCGACGGCAATGGGTTGATTACGCCGTACACCGGATTTAAGCGCAAAGGGTCATTGCTCGGATACAGCAAAGACGCGACAATTACAATTACACAGCCAGAGCCACTGGACATGAACATCCTGTCGCTCGACTACGAAGTATCAACGGGGCAGTAAAATGGCAGAAGTAGCAGCAGGAATCGCAGTTGTAACAGGCGTCTTAGGGGCTTACGGATCTTATCAAAGTGGCAAGATTCAGCAAAAGATGTACGAAATCAAAGGCGGCCAAGCTAAAATTGCAGCTGATCAGCAATCCGCTAACGAAAAGAAAAAAGGTCTAGATGTCTTGCGCAAGATTACTGCATACGGAGCGGCAATTAATGCTAGATCAGCAGCGGGAGCAATAGATGCTTTTTCTGGAACTCCACAAGTGTTTAAGCGAATTGCTACGCAGCAGGGGATGGAAGACTTTGGTGTCACTAGAGACAACTCAGAAATATTGGAAACAATGGGTATTCTGCGGCAGATTGATGCAAACCAAGCTGGCTCTTTTGCTGCGTACCAAGGCCGCATTAATGCAATCATGCAGATTGGTCAGGCTGCCGCAAACTATGCAATGATCAACCCCGGTGGCGGTGGCGGTGTCGATACGTTAGGGGATGCCGCAAGGGTTGACGCTGGAGGTGGCATGGGGCCAGTACAATCAGGGCCAGCGAGGTTAAGGTAAATGGCTGAACTACCACGTTACAGAAGAGACAGTTTACTTGGGGTTGTAGTCTCTGACATCCCAACAGCTGGGTTACAAGAAAGCGCTCGCGCATCTGAAACTTTTTCTAACGCGATGGATCGGGTCAGTCAGTTTGCGTTTAAAATTGCTGAGAAAAAAGCCAAGATTGACGGTGCTGAGTTTGGAGCATCAAATGCGCCAACATCCCAGCAATTGGAACTGGCGAAAAAAAGCGGTCAAGACTTAGAAGCAATGTTACCGGGAGATCAGTTTAGCGTGTTCGGGTCGAACGCTCGCGCAGCTGCTCTTGATATTTTGACGACTAATATGGAAAAAGAAGCGCGTGAGTCTATCACCGCATTTTCCGCAAATTATGAAAATAAAAAAATTACACTTGCTGATTTGCAAATGGGACTTGTAACTATTGAGGACCAATATTCAGCATTGCTTCAAGATATTAGTCCAGCTGCTGCAGTTAAGTTTCGGGCTGACATTGCACTTGCCGGGAACTCAGCCTTCCTTTCTGCCTCTAAAACAGAGGCGGCAAGAATGAAGGCTGATCAGGAATCAGTTGCCATTGCGCTTGTTAAATCACAGATTGCTAGCATCCCAGATGTTATTAATGCTGGGCAAACGGTTAACGCTAATGGCGAAACAATCACTAGCGAAGAGTTTATTGACGTTCTCAAGGGAGGGATCCTTAACGCTGGACTTCAGGTTGATAACCAGAATTTTGTTAAAAACAACTTAGCTGCTGTAGAAACTGCTGTTAAAGAGGCTCGCCAAGCTACTGTAATTGCTTCAGTGCGATTCAATCCAGAAGTAGGTATTCGGGCATTGCAAGGCAAACAATCGCTGCCAGAAGTAGAAGCGCAGCAAATTCTAGAGACAATGAATCCGTCTGAAAAAAATGCTTTGTTTGATAAACTTCAATCAGAAATATCCGAAAAGCTAAGCGCAGAAGAGCGCGAAGAAAACAGGCTTACTCAAACCTTAGAAAAAAAAGCAGACGAGACAATCGTTGCAATGACTGCGGCAAGGCTAGAGGGGGACATGGAAACTGTCAAGTTATACCTTGATGAACTTTCTGCATATAACGCTGATAAGTACGCATCTTATGCGGAAGCAATTTTTATTCAAGGTGGGGCTGATAATGAAGAAACATTTGAGCGCCTTGAGCTGTTAGCTCTTAACTTCAATTTAACAGAAGATGACGTTAACAAAGCTAGAGCAGATGGAAAGCTTGGCTTAAAGTCTTACACTAAGTTTTTGGACAAGGTTAAAGCGAATCGAAATGAAACATATCGTAGCGCAGTTTCATTTGTAAAACGTCAAATTGGCTATCCAGACACACCTCTTTCTAATCCCGGCAAAATTGACCGACAAGCTCTACAAGAAGTTAATGAGATTGTTGATCAATTATTTTTGAAGCGGCAGGAAATTCCTGATGAAGACGCCTTAGCATTTGTAAAACCTTTATTGAAAGACGTAGCGGATAGACGCAGAGATGCCAAGGCAAGAAAGAAAGCCATGTCTGCTTATAACCGGGCCGCTGCAGAGTATAAAGGTCTTTCAGTAGACGCTTTGCTTAATAAGTATGAAGGTATCGAAAACCCTTCCCCAAGAGATAAATCGATCATCGAAGGTCTTAAACTGTACATTGAGATAGAAGGTGATTTGCAGTGAACACGCTAGAACAGTCATTTGCTCAAAATATTGACACTGCCGAAACTGGCCTCAATCGATATGTTGGCGATGACGGCAATCTGTATACGCAGGATGATATAGACCGTGAAAGCTTTCAAGCGATGTCTCGCAAAGAAAGACGCGACGCACCCGCAATCATTACGCCACAAGAAGGATTACAACGCTTTACTGAGGCGATGGGTGGTGCTGCGCTTGGGGCTGTACCCGGTGCAGTCGCAGGAACAGTCGGCGCTCCCGGGGATATTATAGGGTTGCTTGCTGGAGCGTATGAGGGTCTGACAGCAGAAGAAGGTCAGGGTCTTGATGCGTTCTTAAATACAATGGCTGGCATCTCTGAAGATTACGGGTCAGAAGTTGTTCTTAGATTTATCCGAGAAACAGCAGACGTTCTTCCTGTTTCTGATCAAGTCAAAGAAGGTATCAAGGCAGGAGCTGAGGTTGGGTCATTTGTTGGCGTTGGTGGAGCCGTAACTGCTGGAGCTAAAGGAACAGCTAAAGCAGCTAGAACCATGAAGGGAATGGTGGGCGAGCCGTTTGAAACCCCGAGAACGCCAAGCGCAACTGGAACTTTGCAAGAAGTAAGCAAAGGAGAATTTGAAGTAAGGCCGGGATCTGCTGACACTGAAGCCGGGTTGCCAACCGCAACCTTTGAGGCGACAGAACCAGACTTTATTAAGTTTAAGGAGTCAGGAGTTCCTGTCGAGCAGCTGTGGGATCATCCACACGTTGAAAATACAACAAAAAATATGATGTCTCGGCCAACCACTCAGCAGCAAGCTGGCGAGGCATGGACTAAAGAGATGCTTGATGCTAAGCAGCCTCCAAAGAAAGAGTGGCGGGAATCGCGTGAACTGATTGACCCCAAAACTGGCAGCAAGATTAAAGGCTGGGAGGCAGCCGTCGAATACCTTGTTGATCATTCAAAGACATTTGCTTGGGCCGACGACTCTAAATGGATGAAAGCTAATGCTGGCAAGATTCCAGAGAACCCAGTTAAGAATGATCGTGAATTAATCATCATCTTTGGGCCGCCAGCCGCTGGCAAGAGTACGCTAGCCAACCCGATTGCTCGATCTAAGAATGCTGCTATCGTTGATGCTGACGAGGCTAAGAAGTTGATCCCCGGTTACGATGACGGGGTTGGCGCTAACGTGGTGCATGAGGAAAGCTCATCACTTAACGAGCTTGTATTCTCCGCAACAATCAAGGAAGGCGATAACGTGGTGTTGCCAATCGTTGGCGGCAGACCAGAAAAAGTTATTCAAAAGTACATTGGCCCGGCCAAAAAGAATGGATACAAGGTTACGCTTGTGGACATGATGGTAGAGCCTGATGAAGCAGTAAACAGAATGTTTAACCGCTTTATTAGTAAAAAGCGTTTGATCCCATACAAAGTGGCAACCGTAGGCCGTGGGCCAACCGAAACATTTGACGCATTAGTAGAACAAGGAGCAGCAGATGCTTACACCAAGATCGACAACAACCCCGGAATCGGAGAGCCAAGGATCGTCATCCGAGATGATGAAGGACTCATCGAAGCCGCAGGAATTGACTTTAGAAAGCTGGATGGAGAGGGAGGACAACGCAGCACTGGCGATGTTGAACCCGGAGATGCAAGCCCTAGCCCAGCGAGTAGCGGACAAGCGCAAGGCCCGGAAGCAACAGTAAAACCACGCAGAAGAACGAGGCGTAAAAAATGATTAGCAAGGAACTTGAGAAGAAAGTAGACGAAACTGTCTCTGGGGCCATTACTCAAGAGGCCTTGTTTGCTAATCCGGAACCCGCTGCAGTAGAGACGCCAGACATTATTGCTGAGTCTTCCGTCGGTGAGCAAGGCATCCTTGAGGCGGAGGAAGTTAGCCCAGCCCCAGAACCAATTGAAGTTGCCGGGCTAGGCGGTCTTGCTGGCATTGGAGAAAAAATATCTAAGCGCGTTCAAGAAGCAGAAAGCCGTGTTGTTTCTCCCATCAAGGATGAGCCGGTTCAAGAGATCGGCGGCCAGTTAGTGATTCGAGAAGACCAAGCAAATGTTGACGAGCTAAATCGTGTGCTTGGCGGTGATTATACAAAAGGATTAAATTTCCCGAAAATTGAAGGCCTTGGCCCAATCGATGCAGAGCAATACACCCAAAATCTTAAAAACTTAAATGCGGATTTATTTGAGCAGCAAAGGCGCGGGACTCTCAGCATGGAGAAAATCGAGCAGCTTGCTAACAGCAAAGACTTATCCAAGGTTGTATATGACTGGGCGCTGCGCCCAGCAGGACAAGCCGCTACAGCGGAGGATTTGCTAGCTGGGGTCATAGCCCTTGATCGCATCATGCGCGATATTGATGACAAAGTTAATGTTATCGCAACGCTAGAAAAAGGCGCTGATCGTGACGCGGCAACGACTGAAGTGTTGCAGTTGATGAACCTTGAGGCTCAGATTGCAGCTAATGTTTCAGGGGCTACATCGGAAGCTGGGCGAGCGCTGTACACTGCGCGGCAGCTGCAGCAAGCTGGGCTGCCCAACGCATCACGTCGCATAGATCAGCTTTACGGCCTTGAGTCGGCTCAAGACATTGAGCATTTATTGCAACTCTATAAAGCAATTCCAAATCCGGGCGGTAAGTTGCAGTTCCTGAAGAGCGGGATTGGCAAGACTGTTGATGTCATGATGGAGATCTGGATTAACTCAATTTTAAGCTCGCCTGTAACTCATGCAGTTAACATTGCTGGTAACACATCATTTGCTATGCTAAATGTTTTAGAAACCGGGATGGCATCAATTATCGGCAAAGGCCGGGGTGCGATAACAGGTAACAAGGCAGATCGAGTCAGGGCAGCAGAGTTGATCGGTCAGCTTGAAGGGATAAAGGGCGGCGCGTTCGATGCTTTTTTAGTTGCTGGGAAAGTGCTATTTACCGAAACTCCTAGAGATTCTGCATCCACAAATGATATCCCAATTCCCCGCGCAATCGGACCTCCTGGC